CGTTTCAGCAGTTCATCGTCGGATCGCTCTGGGGCTGGCGCGACGCGCGCGGGCGCCGCCGGTTCAGGAAGGCCTGGCTCGAGCTCACGCGCAAGCAGGGCAAGTCGACGCTCGCCGCGGGCCTGCTGCTGCTCGCGACGTTCTTTGGCGGGGAGCCCGGGGCCGAAGGCTACTGCGTCGCAACGGCGCGGAAGCAAGCGCGGATCGTCTTCGAGTGCGCGCGGCAGTTCGTCCTGCGATCACGCCCCCTGGCGGCGCGGCTATTCGCCGGGCAGCATGCGATCGCGCATGACGCGACCAGTTCGAAGATCGAAGCCATCAGTAAGGACACGCCGCAGCAGCAGGGCCTGAACGCCTCGGTCGCCGTGATGGACGAGGCGCACGCGTACCGCACGAGCGAGTTGATGGACGTCGTCGAGACGTCGATGGGCGCGCGGCAGGAGCCGCTCGTGATCTACACGACGACGGCGGGCGTCGGCCAGGAGTCGATCGGCTGGCGGCTGCACGACTACAGCCTGCAGATGCTGCAGGGCCTGCTGCCGAACGACGATAGCTGGTTCGCGTTCATCGTCGCGGCCGATCCGACGGATGACTGGACGAGCCTGGCGACGTGGCGAAAGGTCACGCCGAATCTCGGCGTCACCGTCTCCATCGAGTTCTTCCGGGCCGAGTTCCGCAAGGCGCGCGAGCTGATCACGGCGCAAAACGCGTTCAAGCGGTACTATCTCAATTTCTGGGTCGAGCAGGCCGAGCGCTGGCTCGATATCACGCTGTGGGATCGGTCAGCCGCGGCGCCGCGGGCCTTCGGCTCCCGCGTCGTCTACGGCGGCCTCGACCTGGCGGCCACGCGCGACCTGACGTCGCTCGTCTGGATTGCCGAGGACGAGGACGGCATCGTCGACGTCCTGTGCCGGTTCTGGATTCCGGAGGCGGTGCTTAAGAAACGCCGCGACGAGGTCGTCCAGGTCAGCTACCGGCAGTGGATCAAGGACGGCTGGCTGACGGTCCTGCCCGGCGACACGCTCGACTACGCCGCGATCCGGACCGCGGTCCTGGCGGACACGCGAACGTACGGCGTCGCGGAGCTCCGGTACGATCCCTGGAACGCGCAGCAGCTCGCCGGCGAGCTCGAGGCGGAAGGCGTCGTCATGGTGCCGCTGCGGCCCGGGTACCCGACGCTGCACGATCCGACGTCCGCGCTCGGCGAGCGCGTCACGGCCGGCACGCTGCGGCACGGCGGGCACCCGGTGCTCAGGTGGAACGCGAGTAACATGGTGGTCACCCGCGACCCGGACGGCCGCCTGAAGCCGGATCGCAAGCGGGCTACCGAAAAGATTGATGGGGTGTACGCATTGATTCTGGCCCTCGACGGCTTGAACCGGGCGACCGCTCCAGGCACGGCCTACGACGATCACCGGCTGATCGTGCTGCCCTCGCAACCCGCCGCCGACGAGGACCTCTGGACATGAGCACGCCCAAACGGCCGGATCCGTCCGCGCGCGGCTATCGCATTCGCGAGCTCGCCGCCCGCGAGCAGGTCACGACGCGGACGGCCTGGCGCTGGGTCGAGAAGGGCGTCCTCGAGGTCTCGCGGCTCGGGCCGCGGACGGGCGTCCGCGTGCAGTACGTCGATCCGGCGGACACGGACCGGAAGCGACAGTAAGCGACAGTAAGCGGCATTCCTTCCGGCACCCTCTAGTCAGACCCGGGCCCGCCCGGCGACGCTGCCCGCGGCGTGGCCGCCCTTCCCCTTCTCACGCGCGCGACGAACACGATCCGCCGGGTCTGGGGCCCGTGGCGCGCCACGTACGAACCGATCGCGCTGAATCTGACCTACTCGGTCCTGCCGGAATCGGTCAGCGGCTCGGCCTGGACGCAGACGTACGCGGACCTCTATCGCCGCGAGCCCGCGGTCCGGACCTGCGTGGACTTCCTCGCGCGCAACATCGCGCAGGTTGGCGTGCACATCTACCGCCGCCTCGAGGACGACAGCCGGATCCGCGAACGCGATCACGCCGCGGCGCAGCTGCTCGCGCATCCCAATCCGCTCGAGACCGCCTACACGTTTCTCGAGCGCACCGTCCAGGACCTCGGGATCTATGGCGCGGCGGTCTGGATCAAGGTGCCGACCGGCCGGCGCGATCGCCCGCTCGACCTGTACGAGCTCTCGCCGGCCAGCATTAAAGCGCGCTGGGAATCGCTCGCCGGCCAGCAGCGGCAGCGCGTCTATGACCTGACCTGGCCCGATGGCCGCGTCGAGACCGCCGCGCGCGATCGCCTGGTGCTGTTCCAGTTCTATGACCCCAACGGCGGGCTCGGGCTGTCGCCGCTCGAGACGCTGCGGCCGCTGCTCGCGCAGAGCCGCGCCGCGCTGCGGTACCAGGAATTCTTTTTCCGGAACGGCTCGCGCATGTCGGGCGTGATCGAGCGGCCCGCGGGCGCGCCGCGCTGGACGCCCGAGCAGAAGACGCAACTGCTCACCGACTGGCACGCCCAGTACAGCGGCCCCGAAGCCGCCGGCCGCACGGCCATCCTCGAAGACGGCATGACCTACAAAGGCATGTCGTACTCGGCCGAGCAGTCACAGCTGAACGAAACGCAGAAGCTCGCGCGGGAACAGGTCGCGGCGCTGTTTCACATCCCGCTGACGATGGTCGGGAACCTCGAGCATGCGACGTTCTCGAACATGGGCGAGCAGCACAAGCAGCTCTATCAGGACTGCCTCGGCCCGTGGTTCTCGATGTTCGAGCAGGAGATCAACCGCGGGATCCTGGCCGGGTTCACCGACAGCGCAAACCTGTACGCCGAGTTCAACATCGCCGAGAAGCTCCAAGGCTCCTTCGAGGAGCAGGGCCAGGCGCTGCGGGCGACCTGCGGCGCGCCGCCGATGACGATCAACGAAGGCCGCGCCCGCCTCAACCTGCCGCGCATCGACGACGCGATCTACGACCGGCCGATTCTGCCGCTGAACACCGACGTCGGCCAGGCGGAAGCCGCCCGCGCGGAAGCCGTGGCGGCGAAGCCGGCCGCGCCGGTGGTGCACTGACATGGCGATCGAATTCAAGAAGGCCGTGCTCGAGGAGCCGGTGGATGCCAGTGGGCAGTTCGTCGCGCGCGTCGCCGCGACCGGCAACGTGGACGCGTACGGCGACCGGATCGTGCCGGGAGCCTTCGCCGACACGCTGGCCGATTGGGAAGTGCGCGCCGCGAAGATTCCTGTCGTCTATGCGCACGCCTGGAGCGACCCGAACGCGTTGATCGGGCATGTCCTCGAGGCGCGCGAGGACAGCGCTGGCCTCATCGTGAAGGCGCAGCTCGACCTCGAGCACGCCCCGGCCGCCCACATCTTCCGCGCGATGCAGGCGCGGGCCCTGGTGGAGTTCTCGATCGGGTTCCAGGCGAAGGCCTTTCAATTCGTGCGCGACAACGAGCAGGGCCTCGTCCGTGAGCTGACCGCGGTGGACCTGATCGAAGTCGGGCCCTGTCTCATCGGCGCGAATCCCGAGACGACGCTGCTCGCCACGAAGGCCGGGCGCGTGATCTCGCGCGCGAACCTGACGCGCCTGCAGACGATGGCCGACGAGCTCGCGGCGTTCGTCACCGATCACGCCGCCGCGGCGGATCCGCCGCCCGCGCCAGAGGAAGTGAAAGCCGTCCCGGCACCGGTGATCGTCGTGCCGGATCTCACCTGGCTCGGTCCTATCGAAGCGTTACTACAGGAGTCCCGACGATGAGCACGCTGCATGAAGATTTGCGATCGGCGCTGACGGAGATCCGGAATCTGGGGCGCGTGCGCGTCGAGGACAATCGCGACCTGACGACCGAGGAACAAACCCGCTTCACGAACGCCGAGACGAAGGCGAAGGAGCTCGGTGGCCGGCTGCAGGCGCAGAAGGAAGCGATCGACTTCGCCGAACGCTACACCGGGTACTTGAGCGAATCCGGCGTGGCGCTCGAGCCGGCCGGCAAGGGCCGCTCGTCGGTCGTCGATCCCTTCGCGGGGATGTCGCTCGGCGAGCAGTTCGTCAGCGCGCCGGAATACAAATCCTGGCGCGGCGCGAACCCGGCGACCCGCGGCCGCCTGCGGATCGATTCCGAGTTCAAGGCACCGCCGACCGTGGCGCCCGCCGGCGGCATTCTGCCCGGCGCGATCGTGCAGCCGAGCCCGCTCGAATCGCTCTGGCGCCGGGTGGCCTCGCTGCCCGCCCAGGGCCGCACCGATGCCGGCGCGGTGCCGGTGATCACCGAGACCACCTTCGTCAATGCGGCCGACGCGGTGGCTGCGGGCGCGCCGAAGCCCGAGAGCGAATGGCAGTTCACGCAGGGCACGCTCCCGCTGTCGAAGATCGCCACGATCCTCCGGGTGCCCGATGAAGTGTTCGAGGACGAGCCGTTGCTGCGGTCGTATATCGACTCGCGGCTGATGACGGCGATCGCCGACAAGCTCGATGCGGAGGTCCTCGACGGGACCGGCGTCGCGCCGCACATGCTCGGCATCATGCGGACGCCCGGCATCAATGCCGACTACGCCAAGCCGGCCGCGCCGGCCACGAACGCCGATGCGCTGCTCACGATGATCATCACGATCATGGAGCAGGGCAAAGCGCTGCCCGATGGGATCGTGCTGTCGCCGGCCTCCTGGGGCGCGCTGATGTCCGAGAAGGCGACCGGCTCGGGCGTGTTCCTCAATGGCGGGACCACGATCCAGACGCCGCCGATGTCCATCTGGGGGATTCCGCTGGTGCTCTCGCCGGCGAAGGCGGCGCAGACCGCGCTCGTCGGCGCGTTCGCCGCGCACTCGATGTTGATCAGCAAAGGCGGGATCCGCATCGACTCCACCAACAGCCACGGGACCGACTTCGCCTCGAACATCACGGCGCTCCGCGCCGAGGTGCGCGCGGTCGTCGTCGTGACGCGGCCCAAGGCGTTCGGCGAGGTGACCGCGCTCACGGCGCCGGCGGTGCTCGCGACCAACGGCGGCAGCGACCGCAAGAAGTAAAGCGAGCGGCGATGTCGGGATCCAGGCTGACAGGGCCGCCGGCGGCCGAGCCGGTGTCGGTGGCCTTCCTCCGGGAGCTGCTGCGGTATCCGCCGAGCGATCAGGACGCCGTGATTGGCAGCCTGATCGCCGCGGCCCGCCAGGCGACCGAGGACTACACCGGGCGCGCGTGGATCACGCAGACCTGGGAGCAGGCGTTCGACACCTGGCCGACGGCTGAGGGGCTCGTCCTGGTGCGGCCGCCGGTTCAGGCCGTGACCAGCGTCGTCACGTTCGCGCCGGGCGCCAGCGTCGGCGTCGTGCTGGACCCGGCGACCTACGTGGTGGACCTGTGGGCCGCGCCGGCGCGGCTGCTGCTCACCGGCGCACCCTCGGCGCTGCGCGTCGCCTCAGGCCTCGTAGTGACGTTCACGGCCGGGTATGGCGCGGCGGCCGCGGTCCCGCCGGCGGTCGCGAATGAAATCGCGACGCTCGCGATGATCGGGTTCAAGCAACGGCCGCCGGCGCTGCCCGACCAGGGCGCCTGGCCGGCCGCGACGCTGGATGTGCTGCGGTCGTATCGCGTCGAGTATCCGTCGCGGATCAGCCTGGGCGATTGGGTCGTGGAGTAAGGGCGATGCCGAACCCCGGCCAGATGGATCACTTGATCACGGTCGTCGGCCTGACGCTGGTGGACCGGCCCGATGGGGGGCAGACGCCCGTGGAGGTCACGGTGATCGACGGGGCGCCGTGCGAATTCATCCCGGTGTCCTTCGAGGAACGGATGCAGGCGAGTGTGCAGTACGCGACGGCCACGGCGCATGCGGTCCTCTGGTTCGATCGCGCGGTGAACGTGACGCCCGCGATGAAGGCGGCCATCACCGATCCGCAGCGAGGCCTGACCACCGAGTATGAAATTGCCGGGAAGACTGAAACAGCGGAAGACCTCGACCTCTTACTGATCGAGCGGGTGACCTGATTGGCGGCGAAGACCGCGCTCGGGCGCGTCGATGGCACCGACGAGCTGATCCGCCGGATGAAGGCGATCTTGAAGATCGTGAATAAAGAAATGGGGCGCATCAATCGGGAGAACGCGGAGCGCGGCGCGGATCGCGCGCGGCAACTGGTGCCCTATGACACGGGCGCCCTGGCCGAGTCGATCACCATCAGGGGCCAGGGCTCGACGTGGCGGTTCGGATCGTTCGCGCGCGAGAACGTGAATGAGACGCGCGCCTTCACGATGGTCGCGGTCTGGGTCGAGTACGGCGCCCGCAAGATTCCGGCGCATCCGTATCTGCGGCCCGCATCGGAGTTCGCGCGGGCGCTCGTCCCGAAGGACACGAAGACCTTTGCGCGCGAGCTGCCGTTCCTCGTGAAAAACGTGTAATGACGCTCTGGCCCGAGGCGGTCCGCGACGCAGAGCCGCTCGAGCTCGTCGAGACGGAAATCGTCTGGCAGTTGCGGCAGGACCCGCGCATGACGGCGCTGGTCGCGGGGCGCGTGTATACCGCGATCCCGCCAGGCGCGCCGTTCCCGCTGGTGCTCGTCGGCGACAGCACGGGCGGCAACTTCAATCGCTGCCGGCATGCCGGCGTGAATGCGACCGTCACCGTCCGGGCGAGCTCGCAGGCAAGGGGCACATGGGAGGTGCATCGCATCGCCGGCCTCGCGCGGATGGTCCTCGAGGGCCTGACCGTGACGCCGCTCGGGCCCTACCGCTGGGCAACGTGGACGCACGACGAGCTCGTGGGGCCGGTCTACACCGACGACCTCGGGGGCATCGTGACGGTCCACCGGCCGGTGACCTTCCGGGTGCGCGTGACGGTCGCCTGATGGCGACGATCGCCGTCGAGTTGCAGGCCGAAGTGAAGCGGCTGCAGGGCCTCGCGGATCTGCTGCTCGGGATCGTGGGGGCGCCCGCCGCGGCGCCGGCGATCGTGGCCTGGGATCCCTCGATGCCGTGCCCGCATCCGGCGGCGGCGCGGGTCGTCCGCGGCACGCTCGCGCGGCCGCAACGATCGTTCTGTCAACAGTGCCAGGAATTCCTCGAGGAGTGACGCCACCATGCCAGCAACCGTCCTGACCGGCGAACCGACCACCGGCATCAACACGTACTTCGCCCTGGGCTCGTCGGCGACGCCCTCGACCGTCCAGGACATTTCCGACTTCCTCACGGGCGTCGATGCGTCCGAGGACACCGACGAGCAGGAGGCAACCACCTTCCGCCGGCAGTCGAAGCGGATCCTCGCCGGGTTCTCGAATATCGGCTACACGCTGAACGGCTATTACTCGGAGGAGGCGTACGAATTCTTCGCGCCGCTGCGGAAGATGGAGAACGTCGCCTTCGAGTACGGGCCCGGCGGCAACGAGGTCGGCCAGACGTTGATCTCGGGCCTCTGCACCGTGTTCGCCTTCCCGGACCCGAGCTCGAGCGTCGATGGCGTGCCGACCATTACGGTGGAGTTGAAGATCACCGATCGCACCGTGGGCACCTTCCCGGTGGTCGCCGGCGCGGAAGCCACCGCCGCGAAGGCGGGCATCCCGGCGCGCCGCACGAAGGCCGCCTGATCATCAGCTGACGCGGCGACGGACCGAGACGCCCGCGAGGACCCCGTATGGAATTGCGCTTACCCGTGTCGGGCCTGGTGCTGCGGTATCTGAACGCAAACATCCGGGCCCTCATCGACGAGCTCGCGGCGAACGATCGCACGCTGGATGATCTCTGGAAGGATCCCTTCCTGAGCGCGGCGCGGCTGGTGCAGGTCGGCCGCGCCTGGGAGCAGGCGATCACGGTGCAGGAGGGGGATGCGATCGTGGATCGCGAGAAGGCCGGCGGCGTGAACTTCAACGAAATGGTCAACGCGATGGGCAAGGCCTTTTGGGGCAATCGCGCGCCGCGCCTGAAGATCCATCCCGCGATCGAGGAGGAGCCGGAGGCCGCCGCGGAGGACGGGACCGCGCCCAAAAAAAGCGACTACCAGCCCGCGGCCCTGGTCCGAGTCTCTTAGAGCAGCACGAGCGGCTCGCCCTGCGCGAGCTTGGGCTGTTGCCGTGGGAATTCGACGCGCTGGATCAATGGCAGTTCCGGCAACTGCTCGCCGGCCAGCGCGCCCGGCAGCGCGAACGCTGGCAGCAACTCGCGCAGCTCGCCGCGTGGCTGCTCGCGCCCTATAGCCGCCGGAAACTGTCAGCCAAACACTTCATGAAGTTCAGCCCGGATCCGCTCGACGCCGACGACACGGCCGAGGCGCGTCCGGTCCCGCGGCCGCGCCGGCCGCGCGTGGGGACTCGTGGCTGATGTCGCGACCCTGACCGTCCGCATCAACGCCGCGACCGGCGAATTGGTCGCGGAGTTGAAGGCGCTGCAGAGCACGGCCACGCAGGCGCTCGGCAACCTCTCGACGATGGCCGTCGCCGCCGGGACGGCGCTCGGCAACTTCGCGACGCAGGGCGTGAACGCCGCCGCGTCGGCCGCCGCGGAATTCGTCGGCGACATCTTCGAGCTCGGCGGCACCCTGAACGATCTCACCGCGCAGACCGGCGTCGGCGCCGAGGCGCTGCAGAAGTGGGGCTTTGCCGCCGAGCAGAGCGGGTCGAGCCTCGAGGCGGTCGCGGCGGCCAGCGTCAAACTCGGGCAGAACCTCGCGACCGGCAATGAGACCGCGATGAAGGCCGTGAAGGCGCTCGGCCTGTCCTTCAAGGACCTCGAGCAGGCCACGCCCCAGGAGCGATTCGAGCAGGTCGCCGCCGCCATCGGGAAGATTGAAGACCCGGCCAATCAGGCGGCCGCCGCGGCCGCGCTGCTCGGGAAGGCCGGCGTCGATCTGCTGCCGACCATTCAGGGCTTCGAGGACCTGACCGCGAAGGCCGAGGCGCTCGGCGTCGTGATCTCCGGCGAGACGCTCGCGGCGGCGGGGGACTTCGGCGATCTGATGGATGTGTTGTCGGCGCAGGCGCGCGCCTTTGTCGCGCAGGGCCTCGGGCCGATCTTGCCGCTGCTCGGCGAGGTCGCCACGTCGATTACCAGCGTCGTCGGGCCGGCGCTCCAAACCTTTAACGCCATCCTGCAGGACCCGGGCGTCACGCGCGCGATCGCGGCCATCGGGACCGAGGTCCGCGCGGCCTTCGGGAGTGACTCGTCGGCGGTCGTGAAGACCCTCACCGGGTTCGTGATCGAGTTCGCGCGGCAATCGATCGGCGCCCTGTCGGATCTGGTCAGTGCGTGGTATCTCCTCAAATCCGTCGTGCTGGGCGTGACGGCTGTCGCGATCCGCGGGATCGAATTGGCGGCCCTGGCGAAGTCGAAGGTCACCTTCGGCGAGACCAGCCGCCTCGCCAAGGAAGCCGCCGATGCGTATGGCGCGATGGGCGCGAGCCTCGAGAAAAGCGCCGGCGAAGCCTACGCCGCGGCGCAGGGCCAGACCGGCCTCACGGCCGCGCTAAATCAGACGTACGACGCGCTCGGCCGGGCGAAGGCGAATCTCGATGCCGGCGTGGGCAGCAACATCATCGCCGGGACGACGATGCGCGAGCTCGATGCCGCGACGCGCGGCCAGGCGGGCGCCTTCGATCAGTTCAACACGGGGGCGGATAAGGCGAAAAAGAAGGTCGAGCTCCTGCTGACGCCGCTGCACAAAATGCAGGCGCTCATGAGCGCGGTGGTCCCGACCGGGATCGCCGGCGACTGGATCGCGGACGCCGGCAAGCTGCCCATCGAACCGACGCGCGGGCCGTTCATTGGGACGGGCGCGCCGACCATCCCGACCGGCGACCGCGTGCGAAAGGCGCTCGACGCGCAGGAGGAGGAGGCGCGGAAGGCCTCGCTGCAGAAGTGGGAAGGCTACGGCGCGCAGATCGCGCAATCGATCATGGGCGCCATCCAGGGCGGCGGGAGCGTGTGGAAGGCGGCGGGCAGCAGCATCGGGAACCTGGCCGGCGCGGAGCTCGGGAGGAGCCTCGCGACCAAGGTGACGACGAACATCACCGGCACGCTGGGCAAGACGCTCGGCGGCGCGCTGTCCTCGACGATCCCGGTCCTGGGCGCCATCGGCGGCGAGTTGCTCGGCGGGCTGATCGGGAAAGTGTTTGGCCCGAGCGAGCACTCGAAGGTCAATGACATGCGCGACGGGTTCGTCTCCGCCGCGGGCGGGCTCCACGAATTGAACGTGAAGGCGCACGAGTCGGGCGTGACGCTCGATGCGCTGCTGAACGCGAAGACCGTGAAGGCCTACGAGACCGCCGTCAAGAACCTCGAGGCCGCCTTTGCGCTGACCGCGAAAAAGGCGCACGACTTCGCGGAGGGCCTGAAGGCCGCCGGTGAAAAGAGTGAGTTGATCAGCCCGGCGCTCCTGGCCGGCCTGAAAGAGATCAAGCCCGGCACTGAGGGCGCCGCGGCCGCGATGCAGTTCTTCAAGGACCAGACCGCGCTCGCGAGCGGCGGCCTCGACACGTTCCTGCAAAACGCCAAGGTCACGTCGAAAGAATCGGGCGCCGCGCTGGTCGGCGCGCTCGGCTCGGTGTTCGCCGACCTGCAGGCGCAGGGCTTGTCCTCGAGCGAGGTCTTCGCGCAACTGCAGCCGACGATTACCACGCTGGCCGAGCAGCTGAAAAAGGCTGGGTTCGACGGCGGCGCCGCCTTCAATGAGCTCGCGGCGCAAGCGCAGTTCGCCTCCGATACGGTCGCGGGCCCGCTGTTCACGGCGGCCGGCGGCCTCGGCGATCTGATGGTCGGGATGTCGAACACGGGCAACCTGACGCAGGAGATGTTTGCGGGCCTGACGAAAGAGGTCACAGCCACTTGGAAGGAAATCGAGCAGGCGGGCGCGGGCGGGACGGCGGGGCTGAGAAATATGCAGAAGCCCCTGCAGACCATCTATGAGCTCTGGAAAGATCAGGGACTCCAGATCGACGACACGACCGCGGAGCTCCTGAACTTCGGCCTGCAGAACCACATCATCGGCGAGGACTTCCGTAGCGAGCAGGACAAGTCGAAAAAAGCGATGGATCTGCTGATAGAGCGCATCGACAAGCTCGTGAAGGGCCTGACCAAGACCCTGCCGCGGGCCGCGGCGATCGGCGCGCAGGGCATCGAGAATGAACTGGGCGGCATCGAGGCGCCCGAGATTGTCGTCCCGTATCGGTATGAGGCGCAGAACGAGCTCCCCGACGGCGGCAGCACGGGCGGCGGCGGCGGCGGTTCGGTCGGGACGATGAGCGCGCCGATCGCGCTCGCGCCGAGTGCCTTAACTGGCGCCGCGACCGTCAGCGTCGCCGTGCAGATCGACGGCGAGCGCATCGCCGAGGCCGCCGCGCGCTATAGCGGGCGCGTGATGACGCCCTATGGCGTCGGGGTCGCCTGATGGCGCCCGCGCTCGCGCAGCCCTGGCGGCCGCCGGTCGTCCCGCGCACCATCGACGGGACCAGTCTCCTCATCGGCGGGCGCGAGACCACCGACACCGACCTCCGCGCGCGCTCGCTGCGCTGTGAGTTGATCCTTGATGCGCGCGGGAAATTCTCCTGTCAGCTGATCGCGCCGCCCGTGCGCCCGACGATCGACATGGATGTCCTGTTCACGCTCGAGGGCACGCCGGTTTTCGGCGGGGTCGTGGTGGAGCTCGCGCAGAACGCCGACCTCTGGACGGTGACGGCGGCCGACAACCTGGCGATCTGCGATGGCCTCCTCATCAACGCGGTCTCACCGGCCGGCACGCTGAAGGCGGTGCTCGACTGGATGGTGGCGACGGCTCTCGGCGCGTATGGCTTTACCGTCGATCCCGCGATGACGGCCGCGCCCGGGCCGGCCGTGCCGATGATCGCGTTCCCGTTCCAGAGCTACGCCGCCGCGCTGAAGCAGCTCGGGACGATCAGCGGGTGGACCTGCGTCATCTCGCCGACGCGCGTGATCCACATGTATGCCGGCGGCGCGGTCCCGGCGCCCTGGCCCATCGACGAGGTCACCGACACGATCCAGAGCCTGACCGCGCGCACCTCGCGGGAGGGCCACGCCACGCACGTCTGGGTGCGGTTCGGCCAGGGCGCGCCGACCGATAAGACGTGGACGATCGTCGGCGACGGCACGGCCGTCAGCTGGCAGGCGCCGTATTACGTCGCGACGCCGCCAAACGTCGTGACGGTGAACGCGGTCACGATGCCGATGTTCCCGTATCCAGATCCGGGCTGGTCCTGGGAAACCAACGGGCCGGTCGGCATCCTGCACGCGCCGCCCGCGGACCCGCCGCGCACGGCCGCCGATACGATCAGCGTCCTGTTTCAGGCCGCCTGGCCGTCGGTGGTCGTCGCGGTCGACTTTACGTATCCGCTCTATACCGGCGTCGTGATCGACTATCCGGACATCTTCGACGTCGCGACCGCGCAGGCGCTCGCCGACGGCGAGCTCGCGCGCCGCCAGGGCTTCCCGCAGAAGTTCACGCTGCGGACGCCGCGCGTCGGCCTGCAGCCCGGGCAGACCGCGGCGCTCGACGTCCCGCGGCTGGGCCTCGATACCGCGGCGCTGGTCACCGGCGTCCGGCTCACGCATGCGAACAACGTGGGCCCGAGCGGCACGCCCTGGTGGGCCTTTGACGTGGAGCTCGTCGAGGCAAACGCGAGCCGGGGCAACTGGCTAACCTTCTGGTCCCAACTAAAGGCCGGCGGCGGATCCGGCGGCGGCACCGGCTCGAGCGTCACCGGCACGATCCCGCCGAGCCCGCCCGGCGGCGGCGGGACCGGGAGCGCCGCGGACTATGCGACCTGGCCGCTCGGCGGCGACCATGACGCCGGCTATCCGAGCGCGACGGGTGCCGACTGGCAGGGCATCGCGAATGGCTGCTTCCCGGTGACGCCGGCGACCTTCACCGGGCGGACGTGGACCGTGTACGCGACGGTCAAGCGGCTGATGGGATCCGGCACGTTCCGCCTGGCGCTCTACAACGCCGCCGGGTCCAGCATCGCGACCTCCGCGGTCGTGACGTTCGCCAGCGGTGAGTTTGCCGCGGTGAGTTTTACGGCGCCCGTCACGCCGGGGCAGACGTACCACCTGCGCGGGCTCACGTCGAACGCGAGCACGATCGTCGGCACGACCGGCTATCTCGAGGCGGTGCGCACATGACGGCCCGCCGCGACGACGGGATCGTGCTGCTGCTGATTCTGCTCGGCCTGCTGCTGCTCATGCTCTGTATCGCGCGGCCGGCGCATGCGCAGGTGACGATCGCGGATCAGATCGTGGCGCGGCAGAAGGCGGTCATCGGGACCACGACGGCCTCGAGCTCGCCGCTGACGGTCGTGGGCCTGCCGGGGAGCGGCGACATCCTGCGGGTCGGCGCCGGCGGCAGCATCGGGATCGGGTCGATCGGGCCGGCGGACATCCCGGCCGTCTTCACACGGCGCGACCTCAATGAAGCCATCAGCGGCGCCTGGTCGTTTAACGGCGCGCCGCTGACGGTGAGCGGCGGCACGCTGGCGCTGACGAATGCGACCAGTAATGTGATCACGTTTCCGGGCGCGTCGGCGACGCTGCCGACCATCGGCGCGCGCAGCCCGGGCACGCGCCTGCTGCTCTGGCCGGATACGGCGCCGACCGCGCTGGAATACGCGATCGGCATGGGGCCGTCGACGCTCTGGACGTCGGTGCCCGCGGGCGCCCGCGTGGCGTGGTTCGCGAGCGATGGCGATGCGGCCAGCGAGACGGGCACGCCGGGCGAGGACCTGCTCGCGGAACTGACGAGCGTGCGCAATTTCCTGCCGGGCGTCGGCTACAGCGGCAACCTCGGCCTGCTGAATCGCAAATGGCTGACGTTGCACGCGGCGGAACTGTGGGTGGAGACCCTCGTCGCGCAGGAGACGATCGCGACCATTGGCGGGCGGATCCTGGTCGGGCCGACGACGCAATTGACGACGGATATCCCGGCGGCCTCGGGCTCGATCAACGTCAAACACAACAACCTCGTGTCCGGAGACGTGATCTACCTCGAGGCGAACGGCCGCGTGGAGTTCATGCGGGTCACGAGCAGCGCCGGCGCGGGCACGCCGCTCGGCGCGTTTGCGTATACCGTGACGCGCGATCTCGACGGATCGGGGGCGAATGATTGGGCGGCCGGGGATGCGGCGTTCAATACCGGCCAGGCCGGGTCGGGCTTTATTGACCTGTATTCGATCCGCGGCACCAAGGCCGCGACCGAGCTCGGGCCGACCATCGTCGGCAACGTGCGGACCTCGACGGCATTCAATGGCTGGGCGCCGCGCTGGGCCATCGGCAACCTCCAAGGGCTTTACGGCTACAGCAGCACGACCTACGGATCCGCGTTCGGCGATCCGTCGGCCACGTTTGTCGCGATCGACGCGACCAACGGGTTTCGCGTCCTCAACGGCGGCACGACGATCGGGCAATGGGACACGGCCGGCGTTGTCACGATCGGTCCGGCGACGTCGAGCACGACCGGAAAGATGGTGATCGACAGCGACAGCGTCGACGTGTCCTATCGCGGATCGACGCTCTTTTCGATTTACAGCAGCTCGGGCTCGAGCCTCGCCCAGTTCAACACGCCGCTGTGGACGATGAGCGGCCTCTATACGCCCTCGATCACCTGGCTGAGTAGCAGCATGACGATTGCGACCTCGCCGACCTTCTCGAATATCACATTGCAGCCGGGCGCGGCGGCGCCGACGAGTGGCGCGGTGTTGCCGGGCCTGGACGCGGCGTCGCCGCTCGGGAGTGCGAGTAAGCGCTGGAATAATGTGCACCTGGTCCTGCCAGTGCAATCCGCGAGTGGGGCCTCGGCCGCGTCGCCCGGATCGGGATTCCCCTATCTCGTGACGGGTGACCGGACGGAGCTGTCGCGCCTGGGCTACTACTGCGGGTCGACGACCTATAACTTTCCCATTCAAGCGAATTCCGCGTGCGTGAGCGGCTACGCGCTGATCTCGTTTCATTGCGGGGTCGTGAGTGCGTTGGTGTGTTCTCCGTAAGGGGGTTGTGTGATGCGCTCTGTGGTGATCGCGCTGCTGCTGATCGCGGCGCCCGTGGCGGCGCAGACGTCGACGCCGGGCACCTATATCGATCGCTGGACACTCTCGACGACGCCGACCTTCGTCGGGCGCATCCAGATTGCCTCGGCGTCGACCGCGCGGATCGTGCTCGAGGAGCCGCCCGCGACCGCGAAACACGAGACGCGGTTTGCGCTGGCGCAACGGGTGCTGAATGAGCCGCAGTTCCTGGCGATCCGCCTGGCGCCGATGATTGCGGCGTCGGTGCCGGTGACGAGCACCGACCACGACCAGAACCCGGCCACGCCGCCGATCGTGGACACGACCTGGACGGACGAGCAGATCCAAACCCTGATGACGCAACAGTGGAATTTGTTTGCGTCCGCGTTCGTCCCGGCGACCGCCCCGCCGCTGACGGTGATGCAGGGCGCCGCGCCGGTGCGGCGATGAGGATCCGGCTTGGCCTGCAGGCGTTCGTCCTGGGAACAGTGATCCTCGGCGGATCGCTGTCGGCGCAGCCGTCGGCGCCGGGGCCTGGCGCCCCGCCGGGTTCGCCCGCGTCGGCGCTCGCCGAGTGCGATCGCTTGCGGGCCGAGAACCTGAAATTGCGCGCCCAGGTGCTCGACCTCCAGCGCGCGCTGGCGCAGCTGCAGCTCGAGACCGAAGCCGCCCGGCTGCAGGCCGACCGGCAGCAGCTCGAGGCCACCTTTCGCGCGCTGCTGAAGCCCGCGGCGACCGACGTGTTCGATTGGTCCTCGCTCACCTTCGGCCCGCCGAAGCCGATTCCGGCGCCGGCCACGCAGCCGTGATGTACGTCTCGCACTCACAGGGCTGGTGGCACGCGCAGGTCTCGCCCGATGGGACGCTCGTCGCCGCCGGCAATGGCCGCATCAAGCTCCTGGCAAATCAGACGGAGTTCGACCTCGGGCCCGGGTATGCGCCGCAGTGGATTCAGAACGACGCGCTGCTCATCGCGCAGCAGGACGAGACGCACCAGATCATCGACCTGGGCGGCCGCATCCTCGAGCAGCTCGGGCCGCTCGGCGCGAACCAGCAGCGCGCCGCGATCGGCCGGTATGCGCTCGCCGGCATGAAACGGACGGACAACCGCACGGTCCTCACGAACTTCCGGCCCGAGATCGCCGACGCCACGCTGCCAGGCCTCGCCGGGTCGCACGTCGCGTACGTGACGCTGCGCGAGCAGGGCCGCGCCGACTACTGGCCCGATCGCCTGATCCTCGACGACCAGCCGCTGTGGACGTTTCGTGAGGTGACGCGATTTGACCCGCGCACCGACCAGCCGGTCTGGACCTTCAGCGGTGGGACCGGCTTCCCGTCGCTGCTCGCCGCGGGCACGATCGCGTGGCTCGATGGGCGCGTGAACTATGGGCGCCTCGCGGGGAAGACGACCACGGCGATGCTCTCGGTGGATCCGGACCGGC